GAACGCTGGTAACGCCTTACAGGGATATAACCAAGCACAGCTGAATGATCAGAAGACTCAGTTTGAAGCACAGCGAGACTTTGAATTAGAGCAACGCAAAGGCTACCAATCAGGTGTCTTAGGTAAGGCTCCAAGTTCATCAGGTGCTGGCGTAACGGCTAACTTGAACAATCCGTATGCCGCCGCAATGGGTGGTGCAATGAATGGCTTTGGCTTCCAACAGCAATTCCCAAATTTCTTTGGTGGTGGAGGACAGCAAACTAGCTTCGCTAGGCCTCAGATGAATCCAACAGCCAACCCACACATGAGATAAAGGAGGTTTCTAATGTCACGCGCTGTATTAAAGCCGAAGAAAAAGAAAAAACCAGTATTATCTGAGTTTGTGCCAAAGGCATACCCTAATCAAAAAGTACAGGGTGGTATGGGAGTTCTCATGCCAACACAGTTTAATGGTGGCGTAGCAACTGGAGACCACTCCCCTGTTCTCGAAGAAAAGCAAGAGTATGTGGCTCCTAATGTTTATGCTGGTTACGAGGATTTAACCCAAGAAGAGTTTGTTGAACTAGCCAAGAACCCAAACCCAGATGTAGTAAACGAAAACTACGACTTCTCTGGGGTACAAGCGGCTATTGAAGAGTACAACAAAGAGCCAGAGGTCGTTCCACAAGCCTCATATAATGAAGAGCGATACAACGCATCACCAATCGAAGCATCTTTAGCTTTAGCTGAAAGTGCTTTTGAAGATGATCAAGAAGCAGTTGCAGTCGTTAACCAAGAGAACCCTGTTCTCGAAACTAAAGGTGAAAAGGTTGGCGCGGAAGTCTCGAATGATGCTGTTCTTACAAACAAGAAAGAACCAGCTGTCGTTAAAGATAAAGGCGTTTTAAAGGCAAGCCTTACGACAACAGCATCTGAAGATCGTATGTCCTCACCTGTAAGTGCAAATGCCCGTGGTTCTGCGATGCCAGATGGTAAAATAGGCAGAAACGAAATGCTTATGCGTATGGGTGCTAGAATGATGGCAGGGTCTACTCAGGGTTATGGAGCCGCTATGGATGCGGCCTTCACTGAGATGGGTGCTATGCAGGATTCCAACCGACAAGCTGAAATGGATGCTTTCAATAAAGCAGAAGCAACAAGACTTGCTGAAGAACGCATACAGGTACTTAGGGACAAATCGAACGCAAAGAACGCCAAGACACCTAATACTGCGGCGATGCAGTATGGGATGGCGGCACTGAATGCTATTGATCGTATTGAGTCACTTGTTAATGCAGAGCAGAAATGGGTTCCTTGGGATAATACAACAGGTCTCATTGGAAACTTGATGAAGACAGTCCCAGCTTCAGCGGCAAACGATGTCTTACAGAACATTAAGACAATCGAGGCGGCTGTTGGTTTCGACAGGCTACAAGCAATGCGTGATGCGTCCCCAACTGGTGGTGCTCTAGGACAGGTATCTAATATAGAACTTGACCTATTGAAATCATCATTAGGAAACTTGAACCAATCACAAAGCAAAGAGCAGTTCATGGCGAACCTTAAACAAGTTCAGAAAGTCTACCATGAGATTGTCCACACTGACGTGCACAGTCCAAATTCAAAAAATACTGTAAAACCATCTGGATCAAACGACAGTGAATACACAGATGATGAAATGAAATATCTTAACAGTTAGAGGTAACAATGGCTGATTATACTGTAGAAGACTACAAGAAAGCGGCAAAGAAGGCTTATAATGCTGGTGATGTTAAATCAGCAAAAAGTCTAATTGCTCGCGGTCAGGCATTAGAGGCTCAAGTCACTAAAACTAATGAGGCTGACACATCCTATAGTGGTGCTTGGACTTATGGTAAGGACAATGCTGGAAAACTTATAGGTAAGGGTCTCCAGAGTTTTGGTGAACTCACAGGAATAGAGAAGGCAGAAAACTATGGTCAAGAAATGGCTGAACGCAATGAACAAGAGATTGCGGAAGCGAACTACCAGCGTCCAGAAGGTGCTGATGGCATCGTTAAGAACATTCGCGAAGGCGACTTTAAGAATGCTGGTAAATCTCTACTCTACGGAACTGCGGAAGCCGCACCACAGGTTGTAGCTGGTACAGCCGCATCTATCGGTGGGGCTATGGCTGTAAGTTCTGCACCTATTGTAGGTACAACTATAGCTATCGGTGGTACAGTCTATGGTACATTGAGTGCCCTAGGCGAAACTCGTGAAGAAAACGCTGAAAAAGGCGTGGACGAGACTGCAACCATGCAAGACTTGGGCACAGCTGTAGCTTCTGGCCTTATAGAACTACTGCCACTTAAAGGTGGTGGTTACACTGTGAAAGTTCTTAAAGAAGGACTACAGGAAGCTGGTCAAGAAGCTGTAATCATGGGTAACACCGCTATAAAAGGTGGTGAGTATGTTACTGATGAAGTCTTCAACCGCATGGGTGACGCTGGTTTAATCGGCTCTACAATTGGTACGGCTTCTAACACAGCCCTCACCGCAGTTGATAAAGCTGGTCAGGTTATTCTGAAGCCACGTAATGAACTTGCACCAGAGATAGATGAAGCGGCTGGCGATGTAGCCAGAATGCTTAGAGAAACCGCTGATGGTAGCGGATTTAATCTCAAAGACATCAACCCGTCATCTCTGAAGGGTGCTGATGAGACAATGAATGCTGTTCGTAGGAAAATACACAGCGAAGTGAAGTCATCGGCTGACCAAATAAGAAAACAGATTGTAAAAGACCTAGACCCTGAGACCCTTGAGAGGTTCAATAACATCGTAAAGGCTTCTAACCAGAAAGTCGGAAGTGGTGTGACGACCCAAGAGATAAAGTTTGTCAAAGACATAGCTGGATCAACAGAACTTGGTCAAAAGATGATAAATGGGCTCTATAAGTCTAATGCACTTACAGAAGTGTACGCATCTGGACTAAAAGGCGGTATCTCACAGTTTACTGATGCCTTTAACCCCTTCCAGAATGTTGGCAGGGCTTATGGTATCGGTGGTAGCACTATAGCTGGTGCTTTCAGTGGTTCATCTGCTTTCTATTCTAATGGTGCAACTCTAGGAATTGCCGCTGGTGGACGTGCAATTGATGCAGTCACAGGCCGTAGGTCTAAAGTTAATCGCTTTGTGAACAAGAACGCTAAGAAAGTCGGTCTATCCAAACCAACAGGCACAGACCTACCTTTAAATAAAGCACAGCAAGAAAAGAAAGCTAAAGACGCTCAAATAGCGGCAAATAACGCTAAGAGGGACGCCGCAAAAGCTGAAAGAGCTAAACAGTCAGCTGAAATGAATATCGTGAAGTTTAATGAGGGATATGCTCCTAACTACGGCGACCCAAATCTAAACCAAAAGGCTGACCCTAGAGGAACAGTGCACAACGCACTTGCTCAAGAAGGTAGTCTCGAAGGTATGTCTGTCAAAGATATAGATGCTGAAATACAAAGAGTTATTGATGCTAAATTGAAAGACGCAAACACGCCTAAGTGGGTAAAGAAAGCCCTTAGAAGGTATGATGGGTTCAATAAGCAAGGTGCAATGCCAAAAGGCGACAATACACTTCATTTAGCTATTGGCGCGATACGGAATGGTTTTAACTATTCTAAGATTGTCCCAACTAACCCAACGCCACCAAATCAAAACGTGCTCCCTGCACCACCAGTTCGTAGTCCAGAGGTTCAACAAGGCATTGATGACAATAGAAAGTTTGTTGATAATTTAGCAGACAGACTAAAAGCAGATAAAGCTGTCTCAAGTGGCGACAGGCTTATTCTTGAAAACTCTCTGAGCGAGTACCAGTTAAGCCTAGGTAAAGACCCAAGAACAGCCTCACAGGCTATCATTGATCGCGCAAGAAAAAACCTTTCTGACGAAAACCTTGCAGATAAGTACCTGATGCCATATCATACTCGCGTGGTTGCACAGCAATCATCTATAAAAACTGGAGTTGATAAACCAAATGGAGATACAGGAACAACAGGATCACCACCTACAGCGGTATCACCGACACCTCCTGTCGTACAACCACAACCCATTGACCCCACAGTACCAGAAGAAACTACTGGAGGAGTTCTCGAAGAACCCAACGTGGGAACTGGCAACTCCACAGGTGTCTTGGACACCCCCGAACCAGTAACACCACCTCCACCTACACAAGAGGAAGTGGAGTTCCACAGCCCAGAAGCCGAGGCATTAATACAAATCGGTAAAAAGGGCACAAAGTATGAGAATGGTATCCAAGACTGGAAAACCGCACTAGAGGCGGCTGAAGCACTTGGTCTTATGGTTCACACTTTCAAAAGTATTACTGCCTTGGGCACAAATGCCAAGAAAGCTGGATACAAGTGGAGTAAAGGGACTCAAGCCTTCTGGAGTTGGACTGGTAATAAAGGCGGTGCTGGTGGGACTATCTACACTATGGAGCCTAATGCTTCTAATGGTAAGGACGAATGGACTGGCAAACTCAAAAGAGTCAGTAACATAACTGCACTTACAAACCTCTTACACGAAATAGGGCATGGGGTTGCAGAGGGCTACATTACTGGCGAAGGTATATCCAATCCACAAGCAAAGACTGGTAAGAACCACCTCACTGGACAAAGAAACCATTACAGTGATGGTACTTTTGCTGGTAGCTTTATAGCACCTCTTCTTATGTCTAAAGAACTGTCTAAAAGCAGTCCTATAGTAAAAGAGATAGTAAACTTACAGTTCAATGTTAAGGCTTATGCTGAGAATAACCCTAATGCCACAGATGACATTAGAGAATTTTCAAGGCAACTTAAAAACATTAAAGCAGAAAACCCAGAGATCACACAGGAGCGTCTTTTAGAAGCTGTTGTGGAGAAAGGTGGCGTCTATCAAAAGTATGCTATGAACTTCTCTGAAGCAACTGTTGATCCTATTTGGGTCTACATGCTTAATCCAAAACTTGCCAAAGAAGTAATGCCTGAGACAGCTAGATTAATCCGCAAGGAATTTATGAAGGCTGACAATAAACAGATTAGGTTCTACTCACACCCATTAGCAACAGTATTAGCCGTTTCTATGGCAATGCTTGCAATGAACTCAGGTGAGGATGAAGAGCCGACTGAAGGAATACTCAGTCCGCAAAGTGGTATCTTAACAATATAACAACATACAGCCCCAGAGATGGGGCTTTATTATTTCAAGGAAGCAAAATGATTGTAAAAACAGCGTATGACCTAATGCCATACCTAGATGCGATAGATAAAATTAAGGCATCGTCTTTAACTAAAGATGAGAAAGCACAGATACTGGAAGAGATGAAGCATTCCTTCATCGACATAGTGTTCTGTAGGCAGTGCCCAAACACCCACGCAATAATTTTAAAAAGACTAGGAGAGGCTAATGGGAGCACCAAAGAACCCACGAAAGAAGTCGCCAAAAAAGGAACTGAAGTATCCAAAAAAGGCGGTTCCAAAAGCAAACAACTACTTCACGACACTAATGCAAACGGAAGAGGGAAGAGCACTAAGAAAACAGTGGTCAACCAAAAAACGTAAGAATGGAGGAAGGCCGACAGGCACTCCAGATGGCTACACGTTAGAAGCCATCACTCCCATCCGAAAACAAGCAAAAAAAGACGCCGAGAGGATTGTAGCTATCATGGCTAAAGATAATGAAATTGATGACGAATACGCTGTTGAAGCACTTAAAACTGCTGTCGAGATCATGCGCGAACCAGCGCAGAACCGAGACAAACTAACAGCCGCAAGAATGGTCTTAGACTTTACTAAGACAAAACCCGTTGCAAAAAGCGAAGTTACCATTGGCAAAGCAGAAGCCTTCTTGGAGTCGCTTTTAACAAGCGAGACTGAGGAAGAGCAAACTGATGATGGAACCGAAACTTAAAGAAATACGCCGTAAACTATATGACGAATTTGACTTCTACTCAAAGTCAGCACTCAAGATCAGAACCAAAGATGGTGACATCAAACCCCTAAAACTAAAGCCAGCACAAGTTATCTTACAGGAAGCTGTGGAGAAGCAAATGGCTAGTGAGGGAAAGGTTCGCATTATAATCTTGAAGGCCAGACAGCAAGGTTTATCGACTTATGTAGGCGGCTATCTTTACTTTAATGTTTCGCAACGCAAAGCCTGTAAAGCAATGGTGGTCACACACCATTCTGACAGTACACGGGCACTGTTCGACATGACCAAAAGGTATCATGAGAACTGCCCAGAGCTACTCAAGCCACACACAAAGTATTCATCTCGACGTGAGTTGACCTTTGATGTTCTTGATAGTTCTTATGTGGTTGCAACAGCTGGTGGTGAGAGCATTGGACGTGGTGAAACACTGACACATGTTCACGCCTCAGAACTTGCCTTCTGGCAGAAATCCACAGCACTTGAAAACTGGAATGGTATGACGCAAGCCGTACCTAATAAAAAAGGGACAGCTGTATTCGTTGAGAGCACAGCTAATGGTGTCTCTGGGATATTCTATGACCTATGGAAAGGTGCAGTAGATGGCTCTAACGGCTATGTACCTGTATTCATTCCTTGGTTTGCTGACCCAGAGTATCGTGAGCCTGTCCCTGAGAACTTTGAGATAACTCCAGAGGAAGAGGACTTATCTAAGAAATATGAGTTAGACAACGAACAGCTGATGTTCCGTAGGCGTAAGATTGCACAGAACGGCATCGACTTGTTCCGACAGGAGTACCCTGCGGAGCCAGAAGAGGCTTTCTTAACCACTGGGCGTCCTGTGTTTAATCCAGAGACACTACAAGATGACTTGAAGTCAGCTAGAGACATCGAAGCACGTCTAGCACTGGAAGGTGAAGACTGGCTTGAGAACATGCGTGGAGAATTGACAACCTATCGCAAACTAGATGATGGCGAGAAGTACACCATAGGAGCAGACGTTGCTATGG